CTCAGAAAATTTACTAAATTTTTTTGAAAATAAGTAATTCGTGTTTTATATCGTTTGTGAGCGATTTTAAGCTGTTATTGCTGCAATGAGTCTAATATTGATTTAAAACGTGTCTGAATTGATTATAGAGCGAATACTAGCTAATTTTGAGTAGTGTTCTACTGATAGATATTGACAAAGGCACAAAATAGATTATAAACTCTGGATTATGAGTAATGGAAATGGTAATGGAAAGTTAATCCGTAAGAAATACAAGAAACGGGAAGCATTATTGCCACCTACACCTGGTACTCTCAGCAATCGTGGTCGGGCATTGATCTATAACGAGAGGTTTCATTGTACGTTAGCATTCAAATTATCTTTGTTGAACCTATCTGAACCTGAAATGTGCATTCCTCTCGGTATTTCATTCGAGACTATGGCAAAGTGGAAACAAAGATACGAACGATTTCGGAAAGCAATATTAGCCGGGCGTGAAAAAGCAGATGCGAATGTAGCCAGAGCATTGTATCGAAGAGCTGTCGGACTAGGGGTACTTGAGGAAGAGGTTGTCAGTCGTAAAGTCAAAGATAAAGATGGCAACGAGTCTATTGAAACAAAAATAGTACCGAAAAGAAAAGAGTATCCACCTGATGTTTACGCAGCTCTTAAATGGTTAGGTAATCGTCAGCCTGCGAAGTGGCGGGTTACCGATAATATGACTCAAGTGCAAGTTCCAATTCAGTTGAACATGGATCTTTCTACTCTCAGTCTTGAAGATTTGAAATTAGCACAAAGATTAGGAGTCACTGTTACTCAGCAAAACCCGAATCTATTGAATGCTATTAATCCACTAGCTAATTTAGACGATGAAGCCGTCAATGAGTAGAACGAATGCTTTATCTAAAAACTCAGAAGAATCTGCACCTGTAGTAGAAAAACTTTCTCGCACGAAATTCAATAAAATAATTAATGCCAAAACTGCTGTTGAAAAAGAGAGAATCGTATCGAGAAAAAACTGGGCACGTTGGGAAGGCCCATCAGGTCCTTCTGCGGCGTACGCACAGAATCCTGATGCAATCAGCATTGAAGACGCCGATGTTTATGAAAAAACTATTTTAGAACCGATTTTAGATCCTCCTGTACTCACTACAAAAGAACAGATACTAAAACAAGCTGTAATGAATCCTCTAGCAGTGCAAAGAGAAATTTGCAAACGTGATCTTGGAGAGTTCATCAAGTATTTTTGGGATGTTGTTGCTCACGATACTTTATATTGGAACTGGCACATTCCTTATATTTGTAATGAACTGATGCAGGTTGCTAAAAATGTTGCACATAGTATTCCGAGAGAATATGATTTGATCATAAATATTCCTCCTGGAATGACTAAAAGCATCACAGTTAGCGTAATGCTTCCGATATGGTGTTGGACGAATTGGCCCTGGATGCGTTTTATTTGTGCTTCATATTCTGCCGCACTCAGTCTTGAACAAGCGGATTACAGCCGTGAAATAATTCGCAGTTATAAATTCAAACAGTTATTCCCTGAAATCGCAATCAAAGAAGATAAAGACACAAAATCTAATTTTCGTATTACATATCTTGATAAAGACGGTGTTCGTCGTATTGGAGGAAATAGATACAGCACATCAGTAGGAGGATCTTTAACAGGGTTTCATGGGCATATGCTGATTGTTGATGATCCAATCAATCCTAAAGAAGCTGTCAGTGATTTAAAGTTGCAGACAGCAAATCAATTCATGTCACAAACTCTCAGCACTCGTAAAATTGATAAAGCAGTAACCCCAACAATATTGATCATGCAAAGATTAGCCGAAACCGATCCTACAGGAGAACTTTTAGCAAAGAAGAAAGAAGGGATTAAGCATATCTGTTTGCCTGGGGAAATAATGACATTTGAGCAGTACGTAAAACCTCCAGAACTTGTAAGCAAATACGTTAATAAGCTTCTTGATCCTGTTCGCATGTCTATTTCTGTATTGCATGATATGGAAACTGATCTTGGTCAATATGGATATGCTGGTCAAGTAGGACAGAATCCTGTTCCTCCTGGTGGGGGTATGTTTCATGTAGATCAGTTTGGCTATATGAATCAAAACGATATTCCCACGCCTCAAAACATCTTAATGACTGTTCGTTGTTGGGATAAGGCAGGTTCAACCAATAGTGGAGCATATACTGTTGGCGTAAAGATGTGTCTATGTAGATTTAAGACAGAGAAAAAATTTATAGTGCTTGATGTGAAGCGTGGACAGTGGTCAGCAGAAGTGCGAGAACGAATAATCAAACAGACAGCAGAAGCAGATGGAAATCGTGTTTTTATCTATCAAGAGCAAGAACCTGGCAGTGGTGGTTTAGAATCAGCACAAGCGACAATACGAAATCTTGCAGGATTTATAGTTGAATCAGACAGACCTACAGGAGACAAGATATTTCGAGCAGATCCGTATAGTGTGCAAGTGAATAATGGGAATGTCTTGTTGCTTCGTGGTGAATGGAATCAAGCGTTTATTGAGGAACATCGTTTCTTTCCTTTTGGAAAATTCAAGGATCAGTGTGACGCTGCCGCATTGGCTTTTACTAAACTTGTGAGTAAAAGATTTGTCAGAAGAATAACATAATGAAATTACTTAAATTTGTTTTGCATTTTCTATTAT